TCGCCGAGGCCGCGCGCCTTGACGAGCGCATTGGAGAAATTGAAGCGAAGCTAGCAGAGGCTGATAAGAAGCTGGCCGAGGCCACGAAGCCGTTGGAGCCGCTGAGCGAGGAGGAGCTAGCCGAAATTTGCGCCAACGTGCTTGGCCCTGGTTTTCCCTCTCAGAACCCGATGCTACTGGCGCAACTTGTGGCAGCGGCCCAGCGCCGAAAGGCGATCCGTGGCTAAGCTGCGGGTGTACGTGGCTGCTGAGAGACCAAAGATAGCGCTCGACGTGGTAAGAGGATGTTCTGCGAGCGCTGTGCTTGGCGATAGTAGATCAGGGGGAATCGCAATCATGACCCGACGGAAGCGACAGCAACGCCGCAGGTTCATCGAGTGGCTGTGGCGCAGTGTCGAGCGCGGCAGGGCTACCATCCAAAACGGGCATTGTCAGTTTCCAGAGCACAAGAAGGGGCGACATGGCGGAAGAAGGGACAAGTACTTGCGGGTCACCATCAAGTTTAGCGGCACCGTGGATCTCCCAGTCGAGTCGCAGCTATGACGAAACGAGAACGCGCGGGAGAAATCCTGGCAGCGTGGTCTGAACGGGTTGCATCCTTCGCAGCTAAGGGGAAGTCGGTCACGTACGGAGCGCAGGCGTACGACTAAGCGCGCGGATTCGTACGTGTCCAAGGCCGACTGCGAAGCCTACTTGGCGCGAGCCGAGCGCCACATTGCCAAGTGCTACCGGTTCGTCGGGCAAGGTGAACTTGATCGGGCAAACGAATTGGCCGACCGCCTACTCGAACGCATCATGATGGACATGATCTGGCGGAATATCTGCGATAGGTTGCTGGACCTGGCGGACGAGAGGAAACCCAAGGTTGACCGGCGACGCAAAAGCGAGCACCATGGCAAGCGGTCCGCATGATAGCCCTCGAGGTCACAGCAAGCGCGTCGGGTTTTTACCCGGGCGACTTGCTAGTACAGCCACGGCCGAACCGTGGTCAAGGCGAAGCGCCGGGTCAACACTCCTCGCCGCCACCGATCGCTCGGGGCCGGGCCGCAACACCGCCACGAGCCGCTGCTTCGCGGGCCAGGCCGTACATCGGCTGCGACCCCGCCTCAGCTCTGGTGGACTGAATAGCCAGAGCCCTGCCAGAGACGGAGGCAGTATCCAGATCCGGAGAGTGGAGAACCTGCGGCCAAAATCGCTCAATACGTGGGCGATTTCACGCGGCCAGGCTTGACTTGACAACGCCAGTCGTTTAGCGAAAAGTGAAAGTCGATGGGTGATCTCACAGAACCCGTTCGGCTGGCTGCAGCGCACGACGAAGGCGCAGAGGGCGAAGAGCTAACCCCGACGCAAGTTCTGTTCGTCGAGTGCCTGATTCAGGGCATGAGCATCTCCGAGTGCGCTGAGAAGGTTGAGCGATCCGAGCGCAGTCTGCAGTACTGGCGCAAGATGCCCAAGGTAAGGGCTGCGCTTCGGGACGCTTACGATGTAGGTCTGGCGCGAGCTCGAGCCCATCTGTCGAACAGGGCGATGGATGTCGCTCAAGCGCTTACTAAGATGGGCACGGGAGAAGCTGATGCTGACCCGGCTGGGGTTAGCGCGTGCAGGGCTTCGCTCGAGATGGCGATCAAGCTGGGGGAGTACGCGGGCGACGCCGCCCCGACGAAGCACGAGATCAGCGGTACAGCTCCCATCAGTCTGCGCATCGTTGACCCACTCGACGAGACGAAGCCCGAGCAGGAGAATGCAGACGCAAGCGGCGGCACTGGCACCGGCGGCGATTCCTAACGGTTTCGCTCGGGCCTTCCAGCCGCTGATCGATTTCGACCGGCCTCGCTTCCGGTGCTACGCCTATCACGGAGGGAGAGGTTCGGCGAAGTCGGTCCAGTTCGCTCGCGCGCTGCTACTCATCGCCGACCATCACTACACTCGGACCCTTTGCACTCGCGAGTTTCAGCGTTCGATTGCCGATAGCGTGCACCTCACTTTGTCCGACGAGATTCGCGCGCTCGGGGCAGAAGGCCGATTCTCTATTCGTGACACGTGGATCGAGAACCTCGTCACCGGCAGCGTGTTTCTGTTTGGCGGTCTGCGGGTCAACCCGAAGTCGCTCAAGTCCATCCCGAAGGTCAACATCTGTTGGGTCGAGGAAGCGGACGTGGTTTCGGAGTCCTCGTGGCAGACGTTGATTCCTACCATCCGCGAGCCGGGCTCAGAGATTTGGATCAGCTTCAACCCGTGCGAGGAGGACGCGCCGACGTACAAACGCTTCGTGCTCAATCCTCCGCCGCGTTCCCTGGTCCGCAAGGTCACCTGGCGGGACAACCCCTGGTTCTCCCGAGAATCGGCCGAGGAGCGCGACCATCTGCGCTCTACCGATCCCGAGGCGTACATGCACGTCTGGGAGGGCGAGGTGCTCAAGCGTTCGGCTGCCCAAATCCTCGCCGGCAAGTGGAAGATCGACGACTTCGCGCCTGGTCCAGAATGGGACGGTCCATACTTCGGAGCCGACTGGGGCTTCTCCCAGGACCCGACGACGTTGCTCAAGGTGTGGATTAACGACGGGAACCTCTACGTCGAGCACGAGGCCTACAAGGTCGGCTGCGAGCTGGACGACACTCCGGCGCTGTTCGACAAGGTGCCAGGTTCGCGCCGCTACCGCATCCGCGCCGACAATTCACGGCCCGAGACGATCAGCCACATCCGCCGGGCAGGGTTCGACGTCGTCGCTTGCGACAAGTGGCCAGGCTGCGTAGAGGACGGAATCGCGCATCTTCGCCAGTACAAGCAGATCGTCATTCACCCCCGGTGCCGCGAGACCATCCTTGAAGCGCGGCTCTACAGCTACAAGGTCGACAAGCGTACAGGTGACCCGCTACCCGACGTGCTCGGGAAACACGACCACTGCATCGATGCCATCAGGTACGCGCTCGGGCCGATGATCGCGCGGGGAAAGACCCTCACCGGACCGATTCACATCGAGATGGCAGGCTAGGACAATCCCAGGATTCACGCCTTACCTGGGATGGCGCCGGCTCTCGCGGTGCTGCCCGCTCCGAGGGCGAAGCGGGGGACGTGCCACCCTAGAGAGTCGGCGCACCGGTGGCACATGGACAGGATACGCGCGCGGCGATCTGACTACAACCTGGAAACATCACGTCCATAGACGCCGCTCCCGTCCCGCCGATACCCCTCGGCCGAAAGGGCCCGCTCGATGCGGTCGTGGGCGCACCCTCCGCGCGTCGGCAGCCCGAGTAGGTGCCGCTCGAGCTTGCGTGGGTCGACCTGCGCCGCTACCGCAATCCTGATTCGCACGTGCCGAGGGATGCCAATCTGCGCAATTGTCAGCATGTCATTATGTCTACAGGATGCGGGAATCCGTGTCAACTTGGCGCGCGACCTTTCAAGTCGTGCCGAATTGGCGCACTACTTAGACAGAGTGGCAGCAGGACAACCCAACGTCGCTTACGTGCGCCCGGAGGTCGAGGCGCTGCTTGCGCGTTGGGCGATGATTCGCGACGTGCTGGCCGGCGAGGAAGCTGTCAAGCTCCACGACCTGGTCACGCTCGAGAGTGGGGCCCCGTCGCTGACGACTGACCTGTACTACCGCTACCTGCCGCAGCCCAACCCGTCGGTCCAGGACGCTGCCAACATCGAGAGGTATCGGCAGTACATCGAGCGCGCGGTATTCTACCCGGTCACGGGCCGCACGCATGACGGACTCGTCGGGCAGGCCTTCCTGCGTAAGCCGGTCATCGAGCTCCCCGTGGGCTTGGAGTATCTCGCCGACGACTGCGACGGTGCCGGCGTAGGCATCGAGGCGCAGGCGCGGAAGTCGCTTGGCCAGAATCTTGGCTTCGGATTCGGGGGGCTACTCACTGACTACCCGCCCGTCCCGCCTGGGATGACCAAGGCTCAGCAAGAGGCGATGAACATTCGCCCGGCGATTCTGCTCTACGAACCAGAGCAGGTCATCAACTGGCGGACCAAAGTCATCGGATCGAAGCGCGTGCTCGTGATGGTCGTGCTCGCTGAGAGCTACGAGACGAGCGACGACGGTTTCGAGATCAAGACTGCTCCACAGTGGCGGCGCTTGCTTCTCGACGATACCGGCGGATACGTGGTCGAGCTGTACCGCCAAGCCACAGTCGACGGCAAGGCTGAATTTCAGATGGTGCCTGGCTACCCGGTGATTCCGCTCAATTCAAGCGGGCAGCGGTTCGCCCACATCCCATATCACCCGTTCGGCGCGATCAACAACGACCCCGAGCCTGACCCCGCACCGATGTACCAACACGCGGCGCTGAACGTCGCTCACTACAGGTGCAGCGCGGACTATTTCGAGTCGGCGTACTACAACGGACAGACCACGGCTGCGGTGTTCGGAATCACGGACGATTGGTGGAAGGATGTCCTCAAGGGAAAGTTGAACCTCGGAGCGCGCGGTGGAATCCCGCTGCCTCCTGGGGGTGGAATCGACGGCTACCAGCCCGGCCCCAACACGCTCTCTTACGAGGCGATGCAGCACATTGAACTCCAGATGGCCTCCCTGGGTGCGAAGCTCATCGAGCAGAAGGCAGTCAACATCACCGCCACCGAGGCGCGCCAGAACCACGCGAGCGAGATCAGCGTGCTCGGCACGTGCGCGGTCAACATCGCGTCCGTCTACACGATGGCCATCAACGACGCTGCCGAATTCGTCGGGGCCGAGCAGACGGGCAAGTTTGAGATCGATCCCGAGTTTGAGCTTGGCTCATTGACAGCGCAGGAGCTGCAGCAGGTCGTCGCGTGCTGGAAAGACAAGGCGATCAGCACGAGCGAGATGCGCGACAAGCTGGCCAAGGCCGGCCTGGCGACGCTCAGCATTGATGATTTCCAGTCCGAAATGGACGAAGAAAAGCCCGAGACTGCGCCGGAGCCGGTGGCTCCGATCGTGGTGCCGGACAACGAAGAACAGGCCCCCGTCGGTGACGAGGGGCAACCGGAAGGCGGTGCCTGATGGCGAAAGTAGTAGTCGAGAAGCTTGATGATGTCCCCGAGGCTTTGCGTGGAGAATACGAACCGGGTCCGGGGGGGAAGCTGTACCTGAAGGTTGAGGGCCTTACTCCCGAGGTGCCCCACCCGGCGATCGATGAGCTGCGCAAGTCGCACGCCCGATCGAAGGCAGAGCGCCAGGCGGC